AATGAATAAGACAATAATGTTAATAGCAATGTTCGTTTTGTTATTACAAGGTTGTGCTAAGTATGTGCCAGTTGTTGATACAAAAGGTAAATCAAAATTTGAAACATCTAATGCTTCAGAGATCTCAGATGATCTTTTACATTGTTCACACTTAGCAGAAGAGAATAGTACACTTTTAGGTAATATTAATTTTTGGCTTTCAAGTCCTGAAGGTCATAATCAATATGCCGATATATATAAAAGATGTATGGAAGGTCGTAACCACCAAGTATTAAAATAACATAGGAGATAATAATGATTGAAGTACCTTTATGGATATTTGTTTTAATATGCATTGCTACTTATATTAATTTTTTACAATTATTAAGTTTAGCAAGTAAATTAAAAAAGAATAATCTACAGGATATGATCAATGGTCAAATAGTTAGTAAAGGCTTTGATGATATTGCAAATGATATGGATGATTTAGTTAGAAAGGTTGATAAACTGGAGGCTATTCATGAGTACAGAGAAAGTAAAAAATAATCAACCTCACTTAATTCTTGTAGTTGATAATACAAATACAAAACAACTACAATTGCTTGAAGAGAAACAACAACAATATATTAAGGCTAAAATCAGAGTTCAAGAAGAACGTAAATTAGTCGATAAATTGTTAAAGCAATATGAGAATGTGATAATTAGTACTGAGAATAAAATAATCAATTTAAAGAGGAGGATGTTAAATGCTAAACCCAGAACTAAAAAAGTTAGAGACTCTAGGAGTAGTGGGAGTGAAGTTAAGGACTGAGTTAAAAACACTTTACGATAAGGTGTCTACTAAAGGTAATAATAACCTTAAGCCTAGTGTTATTAGAATGATTGATAAATCTAATATTGATTTTGATATAGTAATTCAATTATCTCATAGCATGATAGCAACTGGTACTTCAGAAGGTCAGAACTTAACTCAGTTAGCAATTGCTATTGGTGATAGAATTAGAAACTATTATCACTTACCTAGTAAACCTGAAAACTCATTAAGATTAGGTGTGTTCACTTTAAATGCTTATGCTTTATTAGGAATGGTTTTAATAAAACTTGTTAATGACTTTAAATCATTTAACAAAGCTAAAACTGTTTATAAAGTATATGCTGGTTATAAACGTGGTGATCTTAGAAAACTTGTTAAAGAGTTTAATGAAGTTGCTGACCCTTATAAACCATTACTTACTAAAGCTAATGATTGGGAATATGGAACTGTATCTGCTAGGAATGGTGAGTCTTTAAAGTTAATTAAAGGTGCTAAGGTTGATACTTTAGTTAAGATCAATCCTACTAACACACCAATTGTTCTATCATGTTTAAATAAGAAACAATCAATTGGTTATTTTGTTAAGCCTAAAGTTTTTGAAACTTACAAATGGGCACTAGAAAATAATCAAGAGTGTTTTGAACATAATAGTGTTGATACAATTACTAAGGAACGTAAAGAAGCTAAAAAAGCTGAAGCCTATCAAGTGTTGAAAGCTACTGAGCCTTATGTTGGTAAAGTATTCTATCAACAATACCAAGCTGACAATCGTGGTAGGTTATATCCTTTAAGTGCTTATCTTAATGAGATCAATTCTGATAATGCAAAAGGTATGTTAACGTTTGCTGAAGGTAAACCTTTAGGTGATGATGGTTTAAATCAATTATATCATCATGTAGCAAATATGTTTGGTGAAGATAAGTTAACTCATAAAGCTAAAGTTAAATTTGTAGAAAATAAATACTATGAATTTGTTTCTATGGGTAAAGACCCTCAAGCCAATCGAGCCTGGATGAAAGCTGAAGAGCCTTTTCAATTTTTATCTGCGGTTATTGAGTTAGCTGAGTTAGATGTGCACTTTGTTTCAGGTGGTGATACTAAAGATTTTATTAGTCATACTATTTGTTACAGAGATGGTTCTAATAATGGTTTACAATGGTTATTTAGTTTAGCTAAAGATGATAAGAATGCTCATCTTGTTAATGTTAAACCAACAACTGATAATAAACCTGGTGATATGTACACTTATGTAGCTGAAAGAGTTAGGAATAAACTAATAGATGATGCATCTGATGCCACTGAACTTGCTATGGAATACTATGATCTATATTTTAAAACAATAGAACGTTTAAGAAATAGGTTTAGAATGGCTGAGTTAAATAATGATCCTAAAGTTGAGTATAAGAAAAAGGTCATTAAGTGGTATCAACGTAAGTATAAGGAAGAACTTAAATTGACCGATAATATCTATTGGGCAAAAGCTAAGTTCACAATAAAAGAATGGCGTAAGGTTGTTAAACGTAATGTAATGACTTACGGTTATTCTGCGACCAAGCAAGGAATGGGACAACAGATAATTGAAGATACTAAAGATATTGATAATGTTTATCTTAGTAACAAACAACATAGTGCTGCTAGATTATTAGGTGGTGCAGTGTTTAGTACAATTGAATCTGAGTTTCCTGAAGTGAGTAATACAATGAAAATGTTTAAAGATAATTGTGGTGAGTATATGCAAAAGACGGGTAAGCAATATTCTCATAATACTTTAATAAGTAATTTTCCATTTGTACAAAACTATGTCAAGTATAAGCAAGTTAAGGTTACTTTAAAAGATGGTTTGTATGTTCAAGATAATAATAAGAAATATGGTTGGGTTGATAATGTAGGTTTTAGAATTAAATCTGAAACACCTATATTAAATTTAGCAAAAGCTAAATCTGCAGTTAGTCCAAACACAATTCATAATCTTGATAGTCTACATCTAATGATAGTGATTGATGCTTGTAACTTTGACATTGTAACTGCTCATGATTCATATGGATCTCATGCTTGTAATGTTAAGGTGATGCAAAAAGTAATTAGAGAAAAGTTTAAGTTAATAATAGACTCTAATCCACTTCAGCATGTGTTAAATGAAACTGGCAATCTTGTGCCAATAATACCGCAAGGTCAACTGGATAGTTCAGAGATATTAAAATCTGAATTTGCCTTTGCTTAAAAGGAGATAAATATGGATAAATATATATACAAAACGTTAGAGAAGATAGGAGAGGTGATACAATGGGTATTCGATTTTATTGATACTAATAAAACCGAAACTGCATGGTTTGTTGTAGGTGTATTATCAATCTTAACTGTTCAATTTATATTTTAGAAAGGAGGTAATTTAATTGACTAATAATTTCACAATCTATCTAAAAGATAATAACATTGAAAAAGCTATCAAGAAAATGAAGACTAAAATGTCTAAATTAGGGGTAGTTAAAACTCTTAGAGATAATATGCGTTACGAAAAACCTTCTGATAAGAAGATTAGAGTTCGTAAAGCTAATATCATTAACTCTAGGAAAAAGAAGAGAATAAGAGAAAAAGATCTGTAAATAATCTTGTAATGGGCGGTAATTCTATGTGTTTTATCGCCTATTCCAGAAATGTCCCCTTACAGACCACAGTGCAAAATAGACTGTATTTAAATTAACAATAGGAGAATAATATGCCTTCTGGAGGCTACCGCCCAGGTGCTGGTAGAAAGCCAAAACCTAAAGATCCTAATGACGGGATTGAATCATCAGTTACAAAGATGAAAAGGCTTAAAATTGACCCTATTGATATTTTAAATAAAGAATTAAAGGCTCTTCAAGGTAAAGAAGATAGCAAATCACAAAATTTACGAGTTAGAATAGCTGAGAAACTCCTTGAGTACGGCTATTCAAAACAACCAGTTAGTTTACATAATACAGGATTGGCAAATGTGCCCATGCTTACAATCGTGAGTAAAATAAACCCTGAAATTAAACAAGCTAATGTGGTTGAACACGAAATTTCTACAAGCGAGGACTCCAATGACAAAGAAGTTATCGAAACTCACTGAACAAGTGTATAAAGTTTACGTTACACACTATACTGACGGTAGTTTCTATATTGGGTTCACCCAGAAATCTGGGAAAGCTTTAGAATCTTACTTTGGTAGTAATACTATTAAAGATAAGCTGGTAGATCATAAAGATGTAGTTTTTACTTCTAAAAGTAAAGCTACTGCAAAACTCTTTGAGTTGTTGCTCCAATTATCCAGAATGGATTCCCCGAAGTGTGTGAATGACATGTTAAATGTTCGGGTTAGAGCCAGCCATATGAGAGATCTGCCTAAATTTAAACTAACCTTTGAGGATAATGGATATAATAATATTAAATGATGGTTTATATAGTTTAGTTCCTGTAACTAAGAGTATGCTAGAAGGTATAACTTTAGTATCTGGAATTGATTTTTATGAACTTTGTGATTTATTAAGACTTAAATTAACCGAATATCACACTGAAATAAATACTTATACTATGAATAATGGTATTGGGAATTTTTATGGGTGTATTGGTAAATAAAGGGAAAAATGGATATTAACAAATTAAGAGAACAATTAAAAATTGATGAAGGTGTTAAATACGAAATTTATGATGACCATTTAGGTTATAAAACTTTTGGTATTGGACATTTAGTTAAATCTACTGATGAAGAATATGGTGCTCCAGTTGGGACTCCTGTTTCTGAAGAAAGAGTTAACTCTGTATTTGATAAAGATGTTATTACATATATCGATGAGTCTAAAAAAGTATTTGGTAATTTAGAAGAAATGCCTGGAGAAGCACAACAAGTAATTGTTAATATGTGTTTTAATATGGGTGCTCCTAGATTATCACAATTTAAAAAATTTATAAGAGCAATTCATGATGAAGAATGGGAAACCGCTTCTATTGAAATGTTAGATTCTAAATGGGCTAATCAAGTTGGTGAAAGAGCCAATAGATTATCCGATAGAATTAAAGCTATTAACTGAAATACAAAACATTGGAGACATATAAACTTGTTCACCGATATTTACATGAAATATTTAAAATAAATTATTATAATAAAGGTAAAAATGAATGACAATTATGAATTAAGCCTATTTCCTTTTCAACAGGAAGTATTCGAACATCCAGCAAGATTTAAAATTGTCGCTGCTGGTAGAAGAACAGGTAAGAGTTTCTTAGCCTGTGTTATGGCTTATAATCATTGTTTAGAACATAGAAATCAACGTGCTATATTAATAGGACCTACTGTTTCTATGATTAGAGAATCTATGTGGGCAACACTTAAAAGTATTGTTCATGCATCTCATTTAGAAGGTTTACCAAGAGAGATGGATCTAG